ATCTGCTCAAGCATAATACATGTATTTGTACCATTTAACTTGAAGTCTACATGCGTTTTAATTTTATCCCCTTTACCAAATTGACCAGTAGACATAGGAGCGATTGTACAAATTTGGTCAATCGTTCTATTATCAGATACTACTACCCAAGGTCTACGACCATACTCAGCATAATCAGAACGATTATACTTAGTAGTATTAAATTGTTTTTTATCTTTTGACTCATCAATATTGTAAATGAATACCATCCCTTTTAGTACTCGTGTATATTCAGATGTATTAATTGTGTTTGTAATAGTGTTGTTATCCATTTTAATCTTCTCCGTTAATTTTATCATAGTGTACATTAATTAAATTGCCGTCTTCGTCAAAATCTTCAACATACAATTCATTAGGTTTATTAGTACGGAACATCATACTATAACCATTCCCTACTTCATTTCTGAAAATGTAAATTTCATCTCCTACTACATTCTCAGCAATGTGTAAACCATTTTCTAGTGCTAGAATATCTTCTAGATTTAAAGCACTATTAATTTTGCTTTGTAAATCTTTTTTCATTGAACTACCTCCTTTGTAAGAATACTACCCTTAATAACAATACTAAAGGGTACATTCATATATTACCATATATGTAAAGAAATGTAAAGTCCATAAATAAAAATAGAGGTTAAGACTACTTCTTATAGTCCTAACCTCTAATATAATATTCTAATATAATAAGCGATTATTCACCTTATCATACATTACTAATTTCCCACTACCATTAGCATAATATGGGGATAAGTTCCCATGCTCATCACCAATATATACTAAATTTGTTCGAGTATCATATAATAATACATACCCATCTACTCGACCAATCCGCTCAAACACATTAAGTGAAATCTCACCATCAACAACTTTTGACTCTATATTGTATAACTCTAAGTCACCAGACCTAATTTTATAATGAAGATATGCATCCATAACTAACGAATACACCATAGATACAAATGCTAATATTAAAAACAGAATAACTAAAATCCTTGTAAAAGACGGCTTATATGTGAACTTCATACTATTACCCCCATATTATCAATAATATTTCATGATGTAATCGTCAAACTTCATTTTAGTTGTCGTATCAACAATAGCATATGCATTTTCAATCCACGGATAATCTTCAGGTAACCATGCGTAACCATTATCGCCCCAATCGTTACCCCATGAGTTTAATAATCTCCAATGAAATTTATTGTTAATATAAGACCAACCAGTGATAGTTACCGCATGACCACCCTGACATCCTCTCTCGACCAAAGTCTCAAGATTCCTATTTACATCTAACTTAACTCTAATTATCATAATCAAAGCCATTGGTCAGATAAATTTAATAGGCTAACCCTGTGTGTCCCACAGTTATAATTATATATCTAAGAATTTAAAACTCTTAATCCTTCATTTAGAATATTAATTGATGCATTGATATCTCTATCATGATGTGTACCACAAACAGGACAAACCCACTCACGAATATTTAGATTCTTAATGTCAGAATTCTTATAACCACAATTAGAACATAACTGTGATGATGGATAAAATGTATCTATTTTAGACAATGTTTTTCCATACCATGAACATTTATACTCTAACATCCGTATGAACTCATACAAAGAAGTATCTTGAAATGATTTTGCTAACTTATGATTTTTCATCATATTCTTAACTCTAAGAGTCTCAACACAAAGAATATCATACTCTTTAACTAATCTAAGTGTTAGCTTATGTAGAAAATCTAATCTCTTATTCTTCATTTTCCCATAGAACTTAGCTACTTTAACTTTATACTTTAAGTAGTTTTGACTACCATAAATCTTTTTAGATAACTTACGTTGCATTTTAGCTAACTTCTTTTGAGCATGAATAAAGAATTTAGGATTATCTAATTTTTCACCATTACTGAAAATTGCAAACTCTTTTAATCCTAAGTCAATACCTACATTTTGATTGACTTTCTCAAAATGTTTGATATCTACTTCTGCTGATATACTAGCAAAATATTTCCCACTAGATGTCTTAGAAATAGTGATACCGTAAATTTTAGTAATCCCTTTAAATTTACTTTTATCTCTAAATCTAATAATACCAACTTTTGGAATTTTAATTGTACGATTTTCAATATTTAGACTAATATTCATGTTAGTACGATAAGAGTTTTTACTCCGTTTCTTAGACTTAAATTTAGGACATCTACCTTGACCATTAAAGAATCTAACATAAGCAATATCTAAATCTCTAAGACATTGTTGTAAAGCAACAGCATCTACGGACTTTAGCCACGTCCTATGTTTCTTCAATTCAGTCAAAACATTAGATAATCTCGCATAACTTAATCTAATACCAAAGAACTTATATAACTTTTCTTTAAGATTTAACATATAATTATACAAATATCTTGTAGAATTAAAAGTATTCTCAATTATTCTAATCTGTTCTTGATTAGGATATATCCTAACTTTAAAACTCTTATTCAAAGAAGTTACACACCCTTTCGTACTAACAAATATTATTTAATATCTATTATACTATAAGAAATGTAAATTCTCAATATATAATTATAACTATGAAATTTTTGAGAGGACGCTCGTTCAACTAGAATCGCTACTTCTAGTCAGCACCATTACGTGCATCTTGTACTTTCATACAAGCACAGACTATATCTTATCCATATCGCTTTTGCGACTTAGGCGAAACCACTTCCACTATCAACCGCTTATAGTGTACTTCCCTCACGAGGAATAGTCGTTGAACCTTTCCTTTCGGACTTGGATGCTGATTGTCCATTATTTTCAGTACTTAGGATTTAACCTTATACCATCTAGTTAATTCTTTCTACTTTCGTAACATTCACGCTCATATCATATTAGATATCACGTTGTAGTTTAACTAACTTTAGGAGTTCCCAGCAATTCAGTTTCTTTGTTGAGCAACTTTTTAGTTGCTACTACCTACCAATTTCTTGATAGACTTACTATTTTGCCAAATATATCACGATTTATTCATGACTACTATTTTGACATCTTAATAATTTACTACGTCCCTAGTAGAATCATACTTAACAATACCATCACTACCTACATCATAAAAGCTATCAAAAATAGGTATGCCTGTAATAATAGCCTTAGTAGTTACAATAGCTACTTGTATCTCTCTCCTTGAACTACACACATAATAGGAGTCTATTTTAAATTCATCTGCCTTTGTGCGTAGAGAATCCATATTACTCTCTACAAGACTTAAAGCCTCATTTGTTGTATAAAAACCAGGCAAGTCATTATACAACACAGAACCAATATCTGTGCCACCTTTTAAGCATGTACGTAAATACATCCCCTCAAAGTTCTCTTCTTTAGGTCTAAGACCATAATTAAACGCAGGAGATAAAGGTAATGTCAATGATGATTGACTATTATCAGACTCCTGTAAATATCTAACTGCACTATAAGAGCAAGCACAACACATCTGTGAAGAGCCTTGATTGTATACAAAAGGAAAAGTATCACTCTGATACTCATAAGGAATATTAACAGAACCTAATCTAACTAAGTCCTTGAACTTATAGTCTCTACTATCATAAGGAGATACTAATAGACCACTACCTAGATTCGTATTTACCAATGTAAACTACCCCCAACTATACTAAAACCTCTACATCAATTCTACTTATTCGTTTTAACGTATCTTGCAAGTATAGTTTATTTACAATGTCTTTACTTTCTAACCGTAAATACTCTTCAGTCTCTCGATAAATAGTATAACTGTATCCATCATGATACACGCTACTTTGTACGATAATATCAAACTCTGTGTAATAATCTTTTAAATTTTCATCTCGATATCTAATATGCTTACCAATAATAACACCCTTAACAGTTTTATATGAACCCTCAAACCGTAAAGGCTTTTTAATAGTAACCACATCTCCTATATCAAAGACACCATCCCTAATATTTGTCAATGTTGTTGATAACTTAGTCCGTATCTCTTCATAGGTATTATTTTTTAATATATCATCTAAGGAATCTACCTTAAAGATTTTAACTAAATCAGAATCAGTATAATATGAAGCATACCCTCGTATTAACATTACTTTATTACTGTAATCTACAGCATCTGACAATATGCTACCCATAGTAATATAACCCCTCTAATTAATCACTAATCTTTGTAACGTCAGATACCGATACCTCATATACCTCACGCTCTAAAGTAGAACCATCTTCAAATTTCTTAGTGTATACCCTTGACTGAATCCTACCACAAAATTCAATCTCTGTACCTACACCCATTTTTGACACATACCTAGCATTTCTACCCCATACAACACAAGGTATGTAATCAGATTTATTATATAACCTATTTACAGATAAAATCACATCTGAAATCTCCCTACCACCAGGAGTCTTCCTATGTACTACCTCTTTACAGATAAACCCATGTAATGCAATCTTATTTGTAAAATCATCCGCAGAATCTAATACTTCAATTTCTTTAGTAAATAAGAATAAACGTAAAGAAATTTTTCCAGTATCAGTATTATGCTCGTTAAATGACCTAAATTGCCCTTCTACAGACACAATAGAATCTACTTGTATTTTGTTTACATTAAATACCCTATCAGATATTTCAACTTTGATAATATCTGATGCACTGCTATTTAACCTAGGAACTCTCACAGAGAATTCATAGAAATCCTCACCATGTGTGCTATGATGAATCTCTGGACTACTAACCACATACCCTACAATCTTAGCTGTATTTGTTGCATTGTTAGTAACATCTGAGATAACGCAACTCATATATGTTACTTCCCCTTTTGTACTCTAATAAAATCTATTAATATAATTTCTTATATCGTATGTTCGCTAAGACTATATATAAACAAATGACTATCCTTCTAAAGTACCTAAGTCAATGACAGCATCAATATCAATGGTCTCACCATCAAAATTATCATCAATTTTACCATAGTGAATCACAGAATCAGGTAACAAATCCCATGTAGAAATATCATCCCAAAAGATATTACCTTCTTCATTCCTTACAGCTACATTTGTTTCATCTTCATAAGGACGAATCTCCACTACTTCGCCTATAAAAGAAACAAATGTATTATGCTCAACTCTGTCTCCGACTTTTAACATACTATACCCCTATTCTGAATATATTAGCTTATTCTTATATTCAAGTAACTCACCTAAAGTAATGTTATATAAAGACCTCATATCTTTCATATGAAAGCAATCTTTATATTTAGAAAAGAAAGACCTATCCTCTACATAAGACAAACCATAATAACGTAACGTACCTTTTAAGTTCATCTTATTACCTAACATATCTACTTGTTCAATAGCATCTTTTATTGTATACTTACTATCTAATTTAACATTTCTATCTCTAGCAACCACTAAGCACATCATAATACACATTCCCCTTCCATTATATAAAAAAGAGTGTACGTAAAACATACACTCTCTAATCATTTTATTATATTCTTATAGTTCTTTGTAACCACTGCTAGCTAATACACCAGAATGTAATTTCATATTCTCTAATAACATCGCATTTATACGCTTTTTAATAGAAGAACGTAATTTCTTAGCTAACTTTTCCTTAGCTAACTCCTTACCAATGTTGACATCAAACACATCACCCTCTTGACAACGTGCTTTTGCTTTATAAGTACTTTTCATTCGAATAAGACTATAAAAATTAGCTTTATAATCAAAGTACATTATCTGAGATTTATCTTTTACCAACTTAGCAAAAGCATTCTCTGCTAAGAATTCACAATGAGTGTTATAGGCAGTTACTACTTTCTGCTTTTCATCAACTTTAATAACAACGGGAATTGTATAACCCTTAAAAATTGTAATTCTTTCCATCTTTTGTACCTCACGTATAACACAATATACTAATTGGTGCCTACAGCAAGACTTGAACTTGCAAGGTCATTACAACCAACGGATTCTAAGTCCGTCATGTTTTCCAGTTTCATCATGCAGGCATATACGCATACTTTTTGAAGAAATATGCAAAACTTATTTGGTGAACCCTGTTGGGATTGAACCAACGACCAATCGGTTATGAGCCGACCGCTCTACCCCTGAGCTAAGAGTTCATATGGTTGCAGAGGAAGGACTCAAACCTTCTAACACATGGTATATGTTTCCCATGTGAGTACTCATAACTCTGCAAAGTTTAAGAGGAAAAAGAGAACATTTAACTCAATTTCCTCATATGGCTCCGATGACAGGAATCGAACCTGTAACACACTGATTAACAGTCAGCTGTCTCTACCAGTTGGACTACATCGGAATATAAGAGGACGTCCGCAAAAATATTATACCGGTTTTTATGTTATATTATATTCTTTATAAGGTTCAATAACACGGACGTTCTTGACATATATATTACTATATGCCTTCAGCGATGCATAACTACTCCTCTTGCTTCTGCATACTATACCGATTGGTGAATTCTTTAGTTTAAAGAGGTTACACCACGTCAAGGTAAATCACCTAGTAACCCTGACCCTAGACAGACTCGAACTGCCGACACATGGTTTAGGAAACCATTGCTCTATCCACCTGAGCTATAGAGTCATATTTGGCGGAGAGAGTGAGATTTGAACTCACGGTGGAAATATATTCCCACTCTTCCTTAGCGGGGAAGTGCAATAAACCACTCTGCCATCTCTCCATACGTAAATTGGCAGGTCTTAAAAGAATCGAACTCTTGTTTCTAGATTTGGAGTCTAGCGTGTTACCACTACACTAAAGACCTATGGCGGAAAGGAGAGGATTCGAACCTCCGTCACATCTCTGTGAAACGGTTTTCAAGACCGTCACCATAAACCACTCGGACACCTTTCCATATAGTAGTTTTCAGAATAGCTAGTGAAATCTAGGTAACTACAAAACCTTGATAAAGTTTAATCCAACAAGTACAGTATTAATAGTTTTATCTAAAACGTAAAATACAAATACAAACTAGCTTATTGTGATTATATCTCGTTCCACAACCACATATATAATTATACATGATGAATTAAGTTTTGTAAAGTATTAATTAAACAATATCTCCACCAGTAACTTGTAAACGTTCTTCATTTACAGTAGAGATATACTTAGAATATAAGAATGTATTCTCATCTTTAAATTGTTTGGAATTAAATCTATCTTTAGAAATAGATTGTAACTTGACAACATAACCACCAATGATACATTCTTCTTTACCACTATCCCTAAGAATATCTTTCAATTCTTTATTTAATTCTTTTACCTCAGCATCAAGAATAGAAATTTTATTTTTTAAATCTTTATACATCTTTACTTTAGTTAGTAGTTCTTTTTCATCCATAATACAATCTCCTTAATAATTTTTAACTCTTTGTAGGTATTTCTATCTTTATATCTGTCTTTTTATCTTTATTAGTAGAGTAACTGAAAGAACCAATCTCTGAGTCTAACTTAGCCTCTACATCATGCTTTAAGACATCATACTCAACAGACGTACTTACACCATCTTTTGTAACTACATTTTCTAATCCAACTTTAAAGTCTTTTCCTTCTTTGTCGTCTGAAAATGTTGCAGTAAATTTCATATCATTACTGTTATCCATAATATACCACCAATACTAAACTTAGTCAACTTAATATTACGAAATGTTACAGTTATTTACTATTGCAATAAGAAGAGTTATTCCCAAATAATTTGAACTGTTCTTTCTCTAAATCTATAATTCTTTCTTTTAGAGAATTTATCTCTATAAGAATACAACAAATCTCTTCATTAATTTGATTGTATCTATCAACCCTACTAGATGAGTCTTCAATAGATTTATAATAATCAAATATCTTATCTAAAGAAACATCTTTAAAAATATCCCTACTAAAGGGAAAATCACCTATGTATATGTTCATAATAAAATCACCACCTTTGTAATAGATTGTACCACACTTTACAAAATATTACAAATAAAAAGAGGTGTGATATAAAACCACACCTCAAATAGAAGAATCTTAATGTTCTTCACTAGATAAGTAGATACCACTTTTAGTAGTAACTTGACTAGCTTCCAACTTAGCGGCTTCTTCTACCAATTTCTCAATCCTAGCAACAGCTTCTGTAGCATATTTTTTAACTTCAGGCTGAGTAGAATGACGTGCTAATTGAGTTAAACGATACAAAGAGAATTTATCGCCTTGTTCAGCATGTTTCACCAACTCAGTCCAAGTCCAATCGATACCAACATTACTATCAACATTAGTACCTAAGAAACCCAATAACCTATTCATTTCTCTATCCATACTATAATAACCTCTAGAAATTACTAAAAACTGATTATGAAAATATATCACCTAAAGCTATATATAAAGGACTGAAAATACTTATATTAAATTAAAAAGCCTTCTTTAAAGTGAATGCACTTACTGTATCATTATCTAAAGCAATACCATCAAGACTTAAACGTAATGTAGCTACATCAAAACCATTAAATGTACTTAATACTTGTTTAATAGCATTAGCACTCATTGAAATCGAGCCAATATCAAAAATACCACTTACATCCAAAGCATCAAGTTTAATAGTAGAATTCCCCCTACGAGATATAATTTCAATATTAACAGTATCTTTAAATGTAATATTAATATCGCCTGTAGTCTCAGGTAGATTACATGCTAAATCAATGATTTTTCGTAAATGGTCTAAAGATACATCACATTTATTATCTACAATCATACGACCATATACAGACTTCTGAATAGAATTATCTTCTAAAACAAAAGCCTCTGTCTTGAATACAAATGTATCGCCACAATATAAATCCCCTTTGGTATTAAGAGAAATATTATCACCACTATCAGAGTTAGCTAATAAAGCTAATAATTTACAGTCAGCTAAATGTAGTCTAAAGCCACTACCAAAATTATCATCACATGTTAATTTAGCCATGTTATTATAAGATTCTACAGTAATTGTATTATCTTTAAATGATAAGAAACGACTCCTACCACCAGCTGTCTGAGAGTAATTAAACAATCTCTTAATATAAGAAATTAAATTTTCCCTATTAGACGTATGATTGTATGTCACATCATATGTATGATTAAAACGAGATTCATCTGAATTATAATTATCAACTCTGACCTCACCACCATGTACTGCAATGGTATATTCTTTAGTTACACCACCATCTGACTCTTTTGTACGTTCAATTACAGTAAACACATTACCACATAATTTTACAATACGTGCTAAAGAACCAGAAGACAAACAGATAAAATCAGTAATAAATTTATCACTATTCAAAGGTTTAACAAACTTAGAAATATTACGTTTGTTATCTGATAACATAAATTTAACATTACCTTCTTCTACCTTGAATGTAATTAATTTACCTTCATAAGAGTTTTCGCCACCAGACTTTAATACATTAGAAATATTTAAAATTGTATTAATTTCTTTGGTGGGAATAGAGATGTGTATCTCTTCTGAAAACTCATCAATAAAAGAATCTCCTACACCACTATCAGTATTATCATCTAACCCTAAAACTGTTTCAAATTCATTAACTTCGTCTAACATCATATCTTCGCCCATCTTTTGTACTCCTATCTAAACACTAACCTTCTTGTTACCAAATTTTACACGATTATAGCATTCAACAGCTTTATCACGTGTAATTACACCATCTTTTAACAACTCTGTATAATGCTTCGCTACCCATATAGGCTCATAGTTAAAGTAGTCTTTTTTTCTAGTGTAAAACTCACCATCTTCGCCCTTTTGAGTACCACTCATAACACGTAATAGGTATTTATCTTCCTTAATAATGTAAAAACCACAGTCATTAAGAAAATCTTCAGTATACTCTTTGATATTATCTACCTTTTCAAAAATATTAATAGCAAAAGTACCATCTAACTTTAATGCATTACAGCTGTTATAAATCGTATTCCTATAAAAACCATCTACCCAATCATCATATGTATTGAATTTTACATAAGATTGAGTATCTGATGTTGAATACTTTTCTGTATCAAAATAAGGTGGTGAAGTAAAGCTAACATCAAAGTAATTCTCATATTGAGGATAATTATCTATAGTAAAATCCTCAGAGCCAATTCTATTAACATATGCTTTCTTAGTTAAGCCAAAACGCATCTGCATAAATTCAATAAATTTATTACAACTATCAGCAGTATTAGGGTCTATACCTATATACTCTGCAGTATTCTTAGCAGTAAAGAAACCTAATAATCTACCACCAAACCCACTTGATGTATCTAACACTCTACAATTATCTTTTCCATATAACTCGTATATAGTTTTAGCAGTAGCGGGTCTGAAATTTGAACAATATCCTGCACCAACAAAAGCGAACATACTTCTCATATCATTGGGTGATTTACCATACTTCAAAAGCTTACGTACATATCGTGTAAAAGATTTTTCTGAACTCTTACAAAAATCTCTCATACAACAACCTTTTACTTTATCAACATCCTCTAATTCAGTGAAGAAAGTTTGTAATACAGAAACACCAATACTATTAACACCAAACTCACCATCTGAATAAATATCTGAAATGCTTAATGACATTAAGGAATTTACGTTATATAACATATAATCATCATTATAAATTAACCTAGCTACCTCATAATTTTTATCTAAAATCCATTTCTTAACAATAGATTCTAAATGCAATCTCTCATCATCGCTAGTGTTAGTGTCTTGATATCGCATGAATATATCATACCCATGATTTATTTGAAAATCTTCAAATAAATATGTATATTGATTTTCTAATTTAAAAGCCATATAACACTAAACCTCATTAATATATTTTAACAGTAATTCCCTACAGTCATTAGGTAACTTTTCATCACCCATGATAATATTATAAATCCTATCAGAATCCGTCTCAGTAGTATCTACTAACTTATCAGCTAGATTAGATAATACATCTTGTAAAGCATTCATGCTACTAAATGTTTTCTTATTTAAGATATACTCACTAGCAACATCTTTATAATCCCTATGAGCAATCTCAATCCGTCTAACTTCCTTAGGATTCTTTATATCATCTATAACAACGAAATTAGGCTTTCTTGTAAAATTATAGTTATGAGATGTACCCCTAAGAACTGAACCATGCCTAACTATTTTAGTAGAGCCTACAATAACATCATTATAATCTTCATGGTCATGCCCTAACACTACTAAATCATACCCTAAATCTAGTATATTAGTATCTGTTAGATTGTGTTTTTCGTCTGAAAGAAAACCACTCTTTCCATAGAACATATGTGCTAATAATATATTGCTATTAAAAGACTTATCAGCTTTAATAGGATATTCAGTATAATCAACAGCAGTCAATAATACTGTATCATTGATAATAACCCTAGTATCCAAATTAATATGTTCTAAGACACCCAACTTAAATAAAATCTGAATAGGACTTTTATCTAAATTTTCTAAGGAGTTCCTAACTATATCATGATTACCTAAGATAGAGAAACACCTCATGCCTTCTTGCTTAAAACGTAATAATATGTCAGCTAACATGGTAATAGGTTCAAAAGGACATTGAACCCTATTAACAACATCACCCTCAAAAAATACATACTTAACATTTTCATCAATGCATTTATTAAGAATATCTACTAATTTATCTTTAAGAGTTGTAATGATATCATCAACACGTGAGTCAGGCATTTTGCTATCTACATGAACGTCTGAAATAAAAGCAATCTTCTCACCTTCATTTAATTTTAACAGAATATCACTCACCTAAATCACCACCCCTCAATAACTTAGTATTCCCTTTAGATACTTCATAATGACGTACAGCATAAGAAGTGAATCTATCATCATGTGTAATTAAAAGAATTTTTAACCCATTCTTTTCAGCCATCTGATTAATTAATTCCATGAAATTTGGAATGTACTGACTAGATAGCTGACTTAAACCTTCATCTATAAACAATACAGGTTCTAACCTATAATGTGTAATGAAAGCGATTTGTGATAAACAACCAACAACAGTACGAATACCACCACCACAATTTTTAATGTCAGGGTCTAGTTTTACACCACTTTCATCATCATATACTAAATGAATTGTAGCCTTAGAATTTTCTGATACCCTAATCTCAATAGAGTAGTTGCAATCATCAAAGATAGATTTAACACCAAAATCAAGTATATTATTCAAATGTTTAATGAACTTACCAGACTCTTCTTTAACTAAGACATCTAAGTAGTTAAATGAGAACTCACTTAAATTTTTTAAGTTATTTAATTCTTTTAAAGACTCCGATTTAGTGTTGATTAAATGAGTCATATTATCTATATCTTTCCTAGCACTATCTATCATAGCTTTATGTTCAATGACTCTACGTACAATAGATAAATCAGACATATTACTCACCATCTTTATCTAGATACTCAGATAATTTTGTATTCAAATTATTTAACTTAGTATCTAAATCCTCTCTCATTTGAGAGATATATACCCTAGCATCTTCAATCGTATCTTTGTCTGTTAATTCAAATAATTTCTTAACAGCTTTATTATAAGCTTCCTCTGCAGATTTTAGTTGCTCTTCAGTCCTAATTAATTCGTCTTTTAAAGACTGATTTACTTTTTCTACACTACTAAACTTAGCCTTTACTTCTTCTAATGTAGCCATCTATAAAAAATCCCTTCCACAATAAGGACAATACCCTATCTCTTCCTTCAACTGTTCAAACTCTTTATTACTATCTTCTACCTTAGTTTTTAATTCTTCAACCTTAGCTTTATATCTATTGAAGATATCATTAGCATTGACGAAATCTTTTAAACTAGACTCCATTATACCTAACTTATCATAATTAGAATCAATAGATGAGATAGTATTTAATAGTTCCTCAGTATCACCAACTACAGAATCTTGTATCTGTGTAACCCTACTACTCAATGTATTTTTTGCATTAAGAATAGTATCTATTTCAGATAGAACACTACTAGCAACACTTGTTGTATTATTAATAGAATCTATACTATGAACCATATTAGAACACTCAGATAAGAAATTAATCCCATTATCTATATCGCTCTTTGTAGTATTAACAATAGTAGAAAGAGTAGAAACACTCAATGAACCACTATCAATATCACTAATAACAATATCTAAAGAGTTTAATGTATTATGTAATGATTCTATAATACCATAAGTACTAGAAACAGTATCCATATCAATATTTGATAACTTACTTGTTAAGTCAGATTTACGAGTACTTAACTTATTGATTAATAAGTATAAATCATCAATCTCACTTAAAATAGATGAAGATTCATCATATACCTTACTCTTACTATCTACATCTAAAGCATCAAGATATACAGCATCAAAACCATCATTCTTATCTAAGAAGTCTTTCTTATCATTAATTAAAGACTTATATGTATTAATCTCTGTTGTTATAGTGTTAATATCAGAATTAATTACCCTAACATCACTACCTAAAGCCTTTAGAACCCTAGCATAGTTATCACACGAACTCAAGGATAAGAATTCATATAATTGACCAGAAGTCTTATCCATCAAAAAAGGCTTATCGTTTTGATACCAAAAATTAATCTTCATTTTAGTACCGTTATTCATCTTGACCTCACGTATATTAAACATACGTGAAACCTCTTCCAATTGACCACGTCCAACCTTCTTTTGAACAGTACCATCATCAAACTGATACGCAGTCTTTTCATTCTTACCTACGTTATCCCTAGCCATGAGCATACTATGAGTATCATTAACTATTTTGATACCATAATACCGTTGACCACCTCTGACCATAGCATCATCGCCTAAGTTAAATAATGCAGAATCTATAGCACGAATAATAGCACTTTTACCGTTATTTGTAGCACCAGTAATTACAGTAATGCCAGGAGTTAATTCGATATAAGCCTTTTTTAAAGACTGAAAATCCTTAATGTCTACTGTTAATTTATTTGACATTATTCCTCACCACTATCCTCAGATGGTCCATCAAACACCTCAGTACCATCAAAGACTTCTTCGTCATAAGATTCATCAACCAAATCTACAGTACTTGCTTCATTAAGCAATAAGCGATAACCACCCTCTGACTCAATGAAGTCTTTTACAATACTCCGATTAGCGTTAATCCATTCAATAACACCATTCATACCTTGTACTTTAGGAGCATCCCCTAACTTAATTGTGTACCATGCACCACTCTTAACAATCTTACCACGTTGCTCTAAGAAATCATAATAAGCATACTCATTAGAAATCCCTTTACCAAAAATAATTGCTAATTTTAATGGAATCTCTGGACGTTCATAACGATTCTTAACTGCTTTAATTTCACAAATAGCACCAAAAGGAACTTTTTGCTCACCAACCGCAGTCTGCTCAGTACGCTCTAACGTACCCTTATAAGCCTTCTTCATTGTCAAACGAATATCAGGGTAGAATTTTAGAGCCTTACCACCAGCTTCAACCTCTGAAGTCTGTTGACCATACCCCATAGCAATCTTAGTACGTAATTGATTTACGATAATCCAAGAAGTACCAGCACGTGTGCTAGTTGATTTATGACGTTTTAAGAATGTAGACATAACCCTACTATCAATACCAGGAAGTACATCCTCTGAAGAAGAATCCTTAACCTTTTCAGTTAAAATAGCTGTAGCTGAATCAATAATTACTAAATCTACATCTTCAACCAACTCATCTAGAATCTTATCTGCTTCCCTAAATGTTTGAATTTGGAATAGAAAGAAGTTCCCATCAGGATTGGTATTCGCATCATACCTAAACTTAGCTAAACCCATAGAGTTTAATTGTGCTAAATTAACACCACTCTCAAAATCTAGATACAATACTTTTTTATTCTGAATACAATATGCTTTACTTACATGCAATGCCCCAGTAGACTTACCTAAACCACTATCAGATGACAAAAGGATAAATACACCCTTAGGAATGCCACCACCTAAAATAGAATCTAGTACAACTGAACCACTCTTAACAAACTCAGGAGCATCTAAAGAATGATACTCACTAGATAATTTTTGTACACGTTTTGCGAACTCACTTACAGATGATTTTTCTTTTTTAACAGCCATTATCTTATCTGCTCCTCAACAATTTCTCACCTTCATGAGATAAACCTATTACCTCACTTTTTACCCTACTAGCAAGACCATTAATATCTAATTTAGTTATCATTCTTAGTAAAAAGATAAATGATTCAGCTTTATCATTATTCAACCTACCCTTTGAAACTCTCCCCTTAGGAGATACACTATCAGGGATATGAACATTGAAACTATCAGATAATACGTCTTCAATAAAATATTTTACCAAAGCAGTACTTTCACTCTTCTTATAACCTCGTCTACCATGAACCTTAGTCAAAAAAGATGGAGATAAAATATATAAATCCGTTATAGTAATATAACGCTCAAATATATTATTTAAAATTGTATAGTCTAATGCGTATAACCCAGCAGAAAAATTTCCAACAGGAGGTGGAATCTCTGAAATCACAACATCTATAGAAATATTATTTTCACTAAGATATGTATCTAATTTATTCTTTAACTGATACCACTGAACATGGACAGCATCAAATATCTTCTCAAAACCAATAGAAGTGCCTAATGGATATGATACAGTATCAATAAATACATCTTTAGAAACACTATCATATAAACTAAAAGATAAAGCCTTGAAACTAGGGTCTATAGCTAAAATAACCATATATTTATAAAAATAAAGGTACATCACCAAATTAAATTGTTACGTACCTTTATTTTCCCCCTTATGTATTAATTACCTATTATTTAAAGAAATCGTCGAAATTGCTTGAAGAATTGCCAAAACCACCAAAGGAGTTTTCACTACCACCAAAACCCTTATTCATATCATCTGACGGTTTAGCACCAAATGTAGCTTCATCATAGATTTTAATAAATGTAGCTTCATCTACACTACGTGCCAATGCTCTATATGCTTCACTAGCAGATTCTTGCCATTTATTATTCAAGAATTCAACAGCCTTAGCAGATTTTCTCCAACTAGCCTCACCAGTAGGAATGAGTGTTAATTTTTGATATTTTTCATCCGTACAGTTTACAGACAAATCAACATGAGTAATACCACCTAAGCTACGTACAGTGCCAGTATTAGCAATCATACCAATATTTTGATATAGTTCATTGCCCATAGACAATACTTTTAATTCGATATTGCTAGATGCAGGGTCGCCATTTTTAGTAGTATCATATACACAAACTGGTACAATATAACGTACAGCAGGGTCACCCATTAATTGACAACATTTACCACCTGTACACAAATAAGAACCTTTCCCCTCAATGTAATGATATTTGATAGGAAGAACTTGCTCAGAAATGATAGAAATTCTATCAATATTACCTTGTTTAGCTTTATATTTTTCAATAGGTACACGTTGAATCCTATCACCAAAAGAAATAGGTTTAATACCCAACTCACCTAATGTTTGAGAACCTACACCATCAAGACTAATTACAAAACTTTCTGGTGTTGCAATGCTAGTCGTAGTAGCAGTTGCTACCTCATTCTTAACAGGCTCAGCTTGTGCCTCTGCAACCTCATTGTTTGAACTAAACATAGCGTCAAAATTTTCAATCTCAGACATAATTATTCTCCTTCTTGGAAATAAAAAATATATTGTAATAGTGCATATCACTAAATACCTAAGTTAATAATCTAAATCATCTACATTTACAGTAGGAACATCATCATATGTATCATAACTTGTATATGTATCATATGTAGGTATATCACTACTAATAGGGTTGTTTGAGGTTAAATCAACCCCCTCTAAACTAAATGTATTTGATTTACTAGAATACTCTTTCACAGAGTTTACTTTAGGAGTTGCATCAACATGCGATACCTTAGTAGGCTCTATTTTAAACCCTAAATCAAAACGATTTGACTCATAAACTGTAGCAGTTACGTTATTATGACTCACATTATTTTGAGCCTTAACACCCTTTCTACGAGTCATAACATCCAACTGATTTTTTACATCACTACTCATTTTACCTAGTACTTTAGTGTAAATGCCTAATGAAGTAAAAACAGACAAGTCCTTGATTGAGTTCCTTAATACACTTCTATCAACATCTGATAGTGCATAATCAGGATTATCTCTCATCATAACAATAAGCCTACAAAAGTTCTGTAGAGCATTATCATTTGGAAAATACTCTTTCAACTCTTGAACTAATCTGTCCTTGAAAACATCCTCTTCCATAATTCTCCTTTCCAATATAACACATGAAATTATTCATTAATAAACCTAACAGCATTAATAGTGTTAAGTTTATTATTAGCGTTTTTTATTAAGTCAGAAATCTGAAACTTATGTTCATTAAATTCATCATAGTACCTAGATACTTTAGATTTTAAGTTCGCCACTAGCTGATAATCAGATTTTGTAGTTACTTGTAAATTCTTCATTTCAGATAAATTCTTATTAACTACACTAATGCGTAACTTCAAATCATTTAATACATCAATAGTACGGATTAATCTCTCTGATACCTCATATTGTAATTTAGGGCTACGACATAAAGCCTCATATGTTGGTAAATCTATGATTCGCTTGTTTTCTACAAGATAAGAATCATAGACACTATAAATTCTATCTTGTAAATCTTTAGCCACTTTATTCATTTCTAATTCAATTTCAAGAATAGACATTATACTATGTTTCCTTTACCTAACTGCATTAATAACCATAAAGTCCTATATTCTCTATCAGTATCATTTTTGCACTCCATAGTGTAAACCCTTTGAATGATAGGTACTATTAATTTATCATATGACTTATTGAAGTCCACTAATAATCTAAGATACTTAGAACTATTGACAACAACATCTTCTAAATTTCTTGACTTTTCTAAAAAAGACAACACACCACTAAATATTATACTATCAGAATAAGACTCACGTAATTCTAAATATACTTTTAAAATTTCATGTCGAGTCTTACCTAACACACAATATAAGTCCCATAAAGATATATCTACATTATCAATTTTTGACCTACCTAGAAACCAAAAAGTTTTAAAATACTTAATGAAATCATAGTCAGACATAGAATTTAATGTAGAATATACCTTCTCACTAGGCTCTTTATTAAACTTACCATATAGTACTTTAATAGCAGAATCCCTAACTGTCAAATCAATATCTTGAATACCTATATTATTAATTGCTATGAAACTTCTTGTATTCTCCTTCAATGAAGAAACAACACTTGAATTTACTTTCCCTACAAAAATAATATCCCTATTGCCATCTAAGATATTAAACTCTGTGCGTAATTCATAATTAGGGTACATGAAACACACTAAATCAAGATAATTTATACCTTCCTTAGTATCTTCAACTTTAACCACTTTATTAATTAAGCTGTAATCGCCCATACACATCACCGTATCTTAGTACCAACCATGATATTAATTAACCTACTATTATTATACCCATACTTATCCCCAGCCTGTTGCTTGATAGAGTATAGACTAGGACACATATTAGCCATTACCTGTACTTCTTCAAACTCAGACATCTTCTCTTCCCTAGTAGAATTCTTTTCATTAATATATGAAATAGTATCTGCTACACTAGAAAAAGTGAGGTTCTTAACAACATCCCACCTCTTAACTATTATCTTCATTCTAGACATGATAATTGGTGAGATTTTATCGCCATAAGACAATATAATAATAGGAAGTTTAGACTCTTCTATAAATTTTAATAAAGAGTTCTGCCCTACATGTGATAAGTAACCAATGCCATCCAATACTAAGAATTTACTGTTAATATTAGAAATACCATCATAAGCGTCAATAAGATACCTAACATCATCTAATGTATAGACACGTTCTATTGTATCTTTATATACCTTCTTAAACTCAGTAACATACTTACCTATCAACAAACAAGGACACATTTCTACATGTTCTAATAGCTTTTCTATGAATACATTCATATCTAATTTATTGTAATCCATAAAACACCCATTAAACATTAGATAATAAAATCTTAACACTATTTTTACTTAAAATCAAGTATAATTTATAGTACTTGTGATTTTAAAAATTCTTCTTTTAAAATACAAGCATCTTTTAATTTATCATACCTAAAACCAATAAATACACAATGAGCGAACCTACCATTTTTAGTAATCTGTTGCCCATCTATCTCTACAACCTTACCATAATATTCTGGTTTAAGTACTGTCTTACCATCAACCACAGTACTCATGTTCTTACGCATGTCTAAATTAAATCCACTAAACTTACCAATCTCTCTAACTTCCTGTGTACCATCTTCTTTTTCAACATAAACAGAAACGCAGATAGAACCAATCATGTTTTCAAATGCAGAACCTTTATTACCTAACTCATACCCAGTAATAAAAGCATCGATTGTATCACCAAAAGAGAAAGTAATGTCACCACTCACATCATCTAAAGTATCAAAAGCACTTAAAGACGAATTAGAGTTGAAAGCACTTAATGAATCAGACAAAGACCTCTTGCACTTAACCCACCCTTTAAAATTACGAGTCGTATCAGGAACATATACACCATCTAAGCGTTTAGCTACTGTGCCTTCTAACCCTAAACTAATTAAATGCTTATAAAATTCCTTTTTATTATCTACTACATACTTAACAGGTCTAACATTGAAATTAGCATAATCTAACATTTCAATAATATCAGATAAGTACTCCCTACGCTTAAATAAAGGAGTGTCCATAATCCAATCATTATCACAATAAATACAATCAAAAGCATTGAACACTAAATCTAAATCATTAAACTCTTGAATGTCTAATGCCCTATCAGTATTAGAACCTAGTATAGAAGTAACAGCCTGTAGCTGAGAACTTGTATCTACACCATACCCATCTAGTACAGTACAAATATTAGGATTATCAGATGTTAATTCACAATCCAAAATAAAAGATTTATTTAATCTATCAAACATAAAGTCCTTTGGTAATTTTACCTTATCAGTAAACTCTATAGGTAATAAGTCAATATCACTATTATGTCTACTATATAAATGAATCCCAGTACCATCATTAATAATAAAACACCTTACACCATTTAACTTTTGCTCCATAGACCAATTGTCCGAATCCCACACTTCTTGTTGTTGCTCTTCTTTAAAGGAGTCGATGCGACCAGCAAGCATAGGAGATTTAAGATTTAACATTAATTGTAAATGCTTAGGAGTATTATCAACAGAACCATACCTAATAGATAAATTATGTTCTCGTATAGGTAGAATATAATCTTCTTTCTTCAAAGACTTACCATCTTCTCTAGGTGAAATAGTTAAACCACATTCGTATGACATCTGCTTTAATTCATTTAATGTCCTACCAACACTAATTGCCACTGGAAACAACCCCTCCCAAGTCAGCTAACACAGTAGTATTTGAAGAGATATCATTTCCCATAATTTCACCTATATCTACATTAAGTGATTTACAAAGTTTTAGAATTGTAGATACAGATGGGCAAGCTTTAGAGTTCTTGCCCAACCTTAAATCTTCAATCCTACAAATTACATCTCTACTAATACCAGTTAAATTAGAGAATTCAGATATTGTTGTTTCTAGTATATTAACACGAATATACCTAACATTCTTACCTAACTGAACTAACTCTAACATATCACACATTAGCAACACCACTCTTAATAAAATTAATCAAAGAGTTCTTATCATAATCATTATCTACTGTATCATTAATCACTTGTAGAATATCATCAATAGAACCATCTAATTTAATACCAAATCTTGCAAGTTTACCATTCATTAATGCATTTGAAGTAATGAACTCATATGTATCATCTACAATATGATAAATATATGTAGATAAACTAGCATTATTTTTATCTAACACCATATTAGACATTCTACGTAAAATAACTAGACAATCATCTATATCACCAACATCTGATAATAACCAACTAAGAGGTACTTCATTGAACCCCTCAACCTTAGACATGTCTACTAAAGACCACTTATTACCAACGTGATAAGCAACATCTAAACGCTCAACAGCGTTACCTAACTTCTCATCCTCATAACTAGCTAAATATACTTTAACTTGATTGAACTCACCTTTAGTAATATTAAATACCTTTGATGTATCAACATATTTAACTAAATCATTAAGAGTTAAACTATCAAAAATAAACTCTTCCATATTAATCCCCTATAAACACTATGCTAAATCAGGCTCAAAATGATAACCTAATTCTGAATCATCTTCAACCATATGGAAATCATACACCCTACCCATTGACCAACCAACAGATGGGTCAGTAATAATTTCTACGGGCCACTCTGGTAATTTAACAGATTGTGTTTCTTTAATAACTTTTAATGCTTTCATTAGTTTAGTAGCACGTATTGTATACCCTATCTCATCATGAATAGCAACCCTCCAAGAAACATCATTCTTGAACTCTTCATTATTAAAGACTACTTTCCATAATTTAATCATTACCATTTTAAGAATATCACCAGCAACACCTTGTACGCTAGTATTACCAGCACTACGATTAGCAAATCCTATCTGCCTATTTTCATAATAAGAACGTAACCTACGAGGTCTGCCAAAGAAAGTCTGTAACATACCTTTACGTTTAGCACTAGCAATAATTCTATCTTGCCATTGAAATAATGTAGGTAATGCTTTCTTATACTTATTATAGAAGTCTTCAGCTTCTTGTAAAGACTTAAATCCATATCGACTATCAGCATATAACGAATGAGAACTAGCACCATACAAAATAGAGAAATTCGCATATTTAGCCATTTTACGATAATCCCTATTATAATGCTCCTCACCCCAGATAGCTACAGCGGTATTACCACAAACAGATGTCTTACCATTTCTACGTACAAATAACAATGTACTAGGTACTGCAAAACATACGGATTTTACTGGTTTATCATACTTAACAATCTCAGTATATTTATTTGAACCCCTTACAACTCGTCTATCTCTAACATAATATAACCTATACATACTAACATTATATCTAGCAGAAACATCTTTAACGTTAGTAGAGTAACCCATATTAATAAGAATTAATTGTAGCTGTTCAACTAGCTTCTTAGACTGCACTAATAAAGACATAGAATTTTCTCTACCATCCCTATTATCATGTAAACCATCACCATCATACATAGCATCTAAGAATTTAAGTAATAGTCTATCACTAAATTGTAGCATCTTGCTAGAAAGAACTCTATCTTTCTTCAAATTACCACCAATGTATTCAATGACAGTATCAAACAAAGCAGAACTTGTCATACTAAATCGATGGAAATTTCCATTCAAAATAGACTTTCTTCCACATACAGTCGTTTCTTTACCTTTACAATAGTCAATCTCTTCCTTAAAGAGTCCACCAAGTCTCTTATTTAAGTCTTGCATTTTACTCAATACATCTGACTTAACCTCAGATTGTGAGAAATACACTGTCTTAGTCCCACAAGCACGTAAACAAGTGCCACCATCTGTAATAACATACCCTAGTAACTCAACAAAATCATCTACAGAAATGCTAAATCCATCTTTATGATATGTTGACTTAATAGCAATGTTACCACTATCAATAACAGTATCAGAGCCTCTTAGTACCTTACTAGATATAGGACTACAAATAGTATGATAGGATTTCTTTTTATACAACTCGTCTGCTCGTTTTACACACCAATTATCTCTACCTCTATCATACATACGATGATTAGGAGTAACCAATAAATCAGTATTATTACCAACAAAATGATACATTGTATCTGTTTCATTGAAGTAAGCATGTCCAGCTTTAACAAACTCTAACTCTTTTGTATCCTCATTATACTGTGCAATCTCAGTATCAATACCAATATGTTCATATGTTTTCCAACCATCCCTAGTCAAAAACTCAGTATCTAAAGAATAACACCTTTTATGAATATCATCTCCATGTACAAATGCATCTACCCAATTAGGCTCACGACTTAAATTCGCTGCGATTCGTAACTCCTCAGCGGCATAGTCAAAGCTACAGTAAAGGAATTCATCATCACCACTGTCTTCTAACATCTTAGGAGATATAGCCATACGTAGATTCAAATCATCATCCATACCTTCAACCCATCCAATATAAGTAGGGTCTTCAGGTATAATATGTTTACCTTCCTCATCATAAGAAGAATAAACAAACTTATACCCCATGATGATATTATCTTTTTTAGAGAATAAATTTCTATCACCTAAATCAAATACATCTTCCATCTTTACATGTGGCTTAGGTAATGAGTTATGTGTAATAAAACCATTCACACAATATCGATGAGTCACATCTACATGTATATCGTAAACTTCTTCTTTACCAACATACTCTATTGACTTTATCTTAACCCAACCAACTACATTGTCAAAATTAAGTGAGTTACGAGTATTGAGATTATTATTACTAAAACCAATATCAACAGAATTAATGTTTATAGCTACGGAATCACCAACATTCAAGTCTTTAAGTTCTCTAAAAGCAGAAAAAACTACACTACTATATAGCTGATGCTTATCAGTACAAATCAAAGTCTTACCATCACACAAAGTAACTTTATAAACATCTTGAATGCCATTATTATAAGTATTAAGAACTTTTCTAAAAGATTCGCCATCCCAAACATTATCACCAACTGAAATGTCCTTAATAGTCTTGACACCTCTATCAGTAAACAGTTCAGATGAACCAACTACGCATTGTGCATTAATGGGAGAGAAGAAAGAATTCTTCCCATCCTTACCACAAGCTAAACGACCAGTATTATGTGTAACAATACCATTAGCTATATACTCATGAACATCTTCTACTTCAATGTCATAAACATAATCACCAACATTTAAACACTTCTCTACAGATGCAACACTATTTACATGAATATCATAGAAAGCACTTACTTTATTATTAATTGCTCTATCTCGTCTCATATTATGAACCAAGTTTTTGCCAATAATATCTCTAAAGTAACCTCTCCCTCTATCACCTATTACTCTAATCTCATATTGTGTTTTATTTCCCTCACTAGAAGGACGAATATGTAAAGATGAATTGATTCCTAAGAACAATAACATCTGATGTACGTCTTTCATCATGCCATACTTAACACCCTTAACAGATGGTACAAATAAGTCCTTACTCTTTAACAAACACCCATCTGAATCAAATAAGCCACATAGGTACTCAATCCAAATATCATAACTAGAATTTTTTATGTATTCAGATACAGTATCAGATAATTTCTGTCTAACATTAATAGACTTTAAAAATCTAACAATATCAGTTGAGAAGAAACAACAATCAGAACTATTGGAATTAGAACTATGATATAATTTACCACTCTCAATATTAAAGACCTTAGACATTAATGAAATATAATACTCAATAATTTCTGTTTCCTTTGTATTGAATGCTAATTTAACCCTATCACTAAGTAAACAACCATCACCATCTAAGAAACCAACTAATCTAGCAAGCTTCTTATCCATAACTTTTTGTATGGTTACTTCTTTACGTCCCTCACACACATAACTAGGTAGTGAAACTAAATTATCTTCATTCTCAATAGAATGAGAGTTACAAATAACAGTATCACCTACATTAGTACTAGAAATGCCACTCCAACTTAAACTTAAATCAGATAAGTTATTGCTTGTATTTAATAAAACAGGGTGATGTCCAGTACCTATTAATTGAGTACCGTTTTTAAGTGTTAAACGATATATCTCATCTGACCACTTTTTATTATTCCAAAGTACCTTCTTATAACCATATTGAGTCCATATTAAATCATTAACTTCTACACCCTTAATAGAAATTAAACCTTTACCTTTAATATACACATAGTTATCCTCAGTTAAACAAGGTACTTCTGTTGTCTTATAAGCGAACCTACAATAACCCCTACTCTCATACTCTTTCATTAAAGGCTTAATATAAGAAGATAAAAGTTTTGCTGTCTTCTTATAATTAATATATGATTTTAAAGCAGGGAACTTCTCAACATATTCCTTTGGTAAATCCGCTAAAATCTTAATACCTACAGACATAGTCCCCTTTGAGGTGCGTTCTCCAGTATCAATACCCAACCTCTCAAATGCTTGTGCTACTTGAACAGGAGAGTTTAAATTAATCTGCCCACCAATCATTGCATACACATCACGTTCCATCTTATCTACACGCTCAGTAGCAACTCGATACAGATTTTTTAATACTTCCCCATCTAACCAAATCTTCTCATTTTCATAATGTAATAGAGGGTATAACATCATATTATCAAACTTAGCAGAATATTTCCCTTCAGAGAAATATTTGACTGTAGCAGTTGCTAATAAAAATGTACACAAAGCATCAGCGGCCGCATAGAAAACAGTATCTTGATTTTCAGACGGGTTTAGATAGAAGAAAGAGCCAGCGTTTTCTATTACTTCATCAAAATGTAATTGTTCAATACCTAAGAAATGTAAGCTAGACCACTTCAAACTAGGGTATTTCTGATTTGTATCGGCTAACCACACAGGGACAGACACATCATAATAATCAACCTTGGACATATCAAACTTAGCATACATCCAACGTCTTTTATCTAAATCTTCTTTATTTTCTTTATACCCATAATATTCCATAATACGAGCATCATATCGCATATTATACATGAAAACCTTTTTAGCTTCGCACATACGCTCATATATGAATTTTACAGAGTCTTCTCCTAGATTACCTTCATATTGAAAATGATATACAGGCACATAATAAGCCGTCTTACCATCTAAACAAAAAGAATAACCAACTAAATCAATCTCTTCAAAATTTAACCCTGTTGTTTCAGTATCGAAAGCCATGTAATAATCTTTTTTATCTTTAAAGATATTTTCTAAATCTTTCATACTTTCAACAAGTACAAAGTTAAAATTCTTGTACCATGAATCAACTTTAGGAACAGCACCTACCCAATGCTTATAATCAATCTTAGCTTCTTTATTAGCCATAGATAGCCTTTTTATTCCTTCCTTTTAAATCTACAGTTAAACATAAGACCTACAAAGTAATAATCTATTCCACCACCACTCATGAATACGTCTGAAATATGTACACATAAGTCTTCGTCTTGTAATAGAAAGCTAATAGTCTCACTTATATCCATAGAAACATACCCTACATGATATGTCCCTTTATAACCTTCTACAGACAACATAACTTTAACAGCATTTCTATCATGTATGTTTTCAGGCTCACGTACTAATTCTATCAATACCCTATTTACCATATTCGCATCCATGATTGTCTGTAATATAGCTTGAGCATTAGGCTGAAATGTACTCCCTACTAATTTTAAAGTAAACACACAGTCACTCACATCACATCTCAAGTCTTGTAGTAACTTAGGTATTTCTTTCATCACTTTGAAAAATCCCCCTTTGTGTTTATCCATAACTTAGTCTTAGAAAATAACATCTTTATAGCATAACACTCAGATATTACACCCATTATAGGATTCTCTACAATAATACCCCTTGACCTTAGAGTCTTAGCAAGTTTTAAAAACTTATCACTTGTTGCTAATAGTACAATCTTATTAGTCCCCAAAGATAAACATAACCTATATAATTCCTCAGAAACAATATGACACCAATCTGCTTTAAGTACTACTTTTCCTATAGTAACATCTCCATCAAGTATATCATCTTGATACATAACACCTAAACCAGTTAGATATACTATATCCATTTCTTCTATATCAGCATATTCAGAAAGAATCTTTAAAAACATTCTACTATTAACATAGTCTATGACTCGTTTGTCTTGTTTCTTGCTAGTTCCCCTAGTATGTATTGGTATTACAGCTAATCCATTCCCTATAATAGGTGTTTTCTTAGCCATTAATAGACTCTAATAGAGTACATTGATTAACTTCGCCAGTAGACTCATTGACTACTTGATACTTATTAAAGAATTCTTCTGAAGAAGAGAATTCTTCCCCTACAGTACTAATATCAGATTTAGTAACTTTAACCCTACCATTCGGTAGACGAATTGCAGTAATATTCGCCATTTTAAATTCTCCTTTAAATAAAAAATAGATGCTGTAGTTTAATTTATTTCTACAACACCTATTATACTTAATTTTAAGTATCTTTACAACACCTATTTACTTAAAATCCATACTATTTATTCTTGTACTAAAGATAATACCTTGTATAAAGCATTTTTATACTGCTCATATGTAACTTTACCAGACTTAAAAGCAGATAATATATTCTTATTATAAAAATCCCATCCAGTATCTTCTACCACTATATCTTTAACCTTTTCGTCATACTTACCAATATATGATAGTCTATCCTCTTTAGACATATTAGACCATATTTTTTTAAATATAAAGTTAACATCTTTCCCAAATAGAATCTTTAATGCATGATAGGCACTATACACACGATTTTCAGAAAAACAATATAGTAAATCAGTATCAGAATGATATTTAGCTGATGGCTTCCCAGTAATATCGTCATCATGAAAAGGACAATACATAGTAGAGCCGTCAATGTAACACCCATACTCACGTAACAAATCGCTCAATTTAAAATGACTGTTAATTACATCTACCTTAACTAAAGGATTGATATCACCTACTAGAGTTTTATCAAAATCACTAGCCTTTGAGGTAGTATTTGGCACACTTAATGTGTTTTCAGTCAATGATACATCCATATTAAATGAATTATCTTTCTGTTTATTCTTTTTCTCTTTAAACCCTATACCATCAACGTCAAATAGTCCCATAACTTAATCTCCCATAATAAAATAGAGGTGTACGTAATTTGTACACCTCTATTATACACTATTTCTTTCTAATGTTAATACCTAATTTTTTAGAATTAGCTACTACATCTTCTACCTCAGAATTAACTTTTTCAATATTATCTTCAATTAAATTAGAAGTATTATTTATAGTATCATCTACTTTTTTACTCGTATCTTCTAAAGTAGAATTTACTGTATTCTGTACTTCATCACGAGTATGATTAACAACAGAATCAATACTCTTACCTAAGAATAATACTCGAATGCAGTCAATCAATTTATCAATGAAACCCATAAATTACCACCTATATCCCTAATTCTTCTGACAACATTTGAATAGCTTTAGCTTTTTCTTCCCTAAACCTATGATTTAAGTTTTCCCTTAGAGGAGAATTATTCCACTCTAGAGTCATACATACGTCATAGATAGAAGTAATCAAATCATAATCAAATCGTTTCTCATCTACAAAAGAAAGATTATCTAAATCTAGATTTAATTTCTCACCCATAATCACTAAGGCATCTTCAAACATTTCTACAATATTACCTGTGCCATATTGAATTGCCCTTGAAAAAATTACATCTTTCATAGTCTCACTATGATTTTCAATGTTAAATAAATGTTCCCTCAACAATTCAACTGAAACATCATAGTACTTATAAATAGCATAATTATGTTGCATGTCATAGAAATTATCATAATCATTATTTGCAAAATAAATCCAAGCATTGTCAAATTCATATGAACCTACAACATACTTGTTTAACTCCTCAGCAATCCAGCTGTAATCAGAGTTTAATCCCCATGCAATAAAATCATCAACTGAACCTACATTACTAGCTAATTGGTACATGCCATATGACTTACCACCATAATCACCCTCACCAGTGGAAATCGCACCAATATCGCCATTAGACTCATATTCTTTACTAAGGTCACCAATCATTAAAAATCTCCTATAAAGCATACGCATACTAACAATACCAATCTGATAAACTACTACTTGTCAATGTGTAGTGGTAGCTTAGGAACTTTACTGCTATCAGAACCAACATTGACTTGAACACTATTATTTGTTATAGGAGTTCTGTTGTCCTTATCAATAGAGTCAGGTATACCATCACTATCAGAATCAGTAAATAAACCTATAATAGCCATTAAACAAGCTACAGCAGAAACACCAGTGAGTATGCTTATTAACTGTTCTAGCCTAGGTAAAAATTTTAGTATTGTGTCTGGCTTATAATCATAAAATACACCTAAAATGACAAACACTATATCTAATACTATAGGTAGTAACCAAATAAGAGCAAGTATTCCTATGAAAACTTGAATCTTCTTAGGAATACCACTCTTAGCATTATCTAATAATGTATGAAATATAGGTGTAACATTTTTTAAACTATTAAAGTCCATTTGTAACACCTCATATTTGTTATTTTAGTTATCTTGTGTACTTTTTATCTAAAATAGTATATGATTAAACATTTTTCCACACATTCATATAAATATCCCATTTTTTAGTTTCATCATGATTGTATACTTCAAAATCAACTTTATTGAAAGATATATCACTAGGTGGAACAGACTCATCTGCTACTACAATCTTATTAAGCATATAAGTAGGATAGATGCTGTTATCTAATTTAAGGTTATTATCCCTCCAGACAAAGCTAGGAATATATAATACTTTAATATTAGAATATCTAAAAGCATCTCTATCAATTTCTGTAGCTTTTGGTAATGTTACAACATTATAATCAGTGCCTACAAATGCTTCTGCACCAACTTTTGTAACATTAGGACAAGTCAAAGCACCCTCTAAATCATACTTACCATAAAACTGTTTAGGTAAAATCTCAGTCGCAGTATCAGCGTTGAAATCACCACCAGGGACTGGAATATCAGGCTTAGGTGGTTTATTTTTATTTTCAAGACCATCCAATGTAGATACCAACTCAGTAAGAGTATAACCCTTTGTGTATGCCCTCTCAGTAGCATCAACTATCTCCCTATATGCAGAGATACCTTGAATCTGACGAATTTCTTCTGCTAACTTAGAAAATTTACCTTCTGATGTAACACCTTTAGACTCAATTGCTTTTTGAATTTCAGTGATGATACCACCAAATTTGTCAAGTTCTGCCACTAAATCAATCATAATTTCTCGTTTAGACCTTCCCATTACTAACTTTCTCCATTAATACTCTTTAACTTATTAAGAATCTGTTCTAAATCTTCTTTAGTAATAAAATTATCATCTATCTCAGATTTTCTATACAGTACCTTACTACCTTCATCAAAGTCTTTTGTTGACAACAAAGACCTAGAAGTAGAACCATCCCACCATGTAACCCTACTAGCAGATAATGCAAGAGGTTTATCTTTATGACCAGCCTCAACACCATTACCTTTTGAAAGTTTAATTAAAGACCAAATAGTCCCATTAGTATCTTTACCATATAATGGTATATTATTGTCTAATACCATACCATCTGATATATCAGAATTAATATTCAAATAGTATGTCGTATCTTTAGAGGAGCAATAAAGTATTACACGACCTCTATAATTAGATGTCATATAAACCTTACTGTCTTTATATACAAAATCCTCTAACTCAATATCCTTGTTGATGCCAATCGATTTTGAGTTATAAGAATTATTGAACTCTACTAAAGAACCATTGATGCCTATAATAATATTCCCATTAACAGATAATGCACCATTAGTATCATTATTATTAGACACTACATTCACAGTTTTTGTTTTCTGTAAATGAAATGATTCATCATAATAATTGATAACCCTTGAAGTATTATCATTTCCAGGAAGTATAGATATAAACTGCCTTGAAGAAGTATCATACGCTAAGTTATGTACTTTTTCAGTTACAGTTATTTGAGATTCTATTTCTAAAGCATCACTCAAAACAGTTACTTTATTAGGGTTTACTACACCATTAGTAACATATACTTTCCTATTAAAGTAACATAACGTATTACAATGACCTAATCTATCCTTATCAGAATATGTCTTTTTTGACAACACACTAAATGTATTACCATCTAGTACATATAATACTTGCTTAGTATTATCAGAATTTACACATGCTAGAATAAATTGATTCTTATCACTATTATATGTGAAACCTTGACATTGATTAACAATGTTATCTAACTTAACCTCAGCTATTTTAGCTATATTCTCATCTGTACCTAATAACCATGAATTAGTATCACTAGGAGTACTTGTACCCCCTCTTTTTGATAATAATACAAGATTACCACCTACTTTTTGATATATCTTCCCATAACCTACATCTGACTCACCTATAATAAAAATAAGTGTGCCATCACTCAAAGAAGAATAACCACTAGAACACTCAGCATCCGTATTGAAAGTTTTTACAGCTAGTCCACCGAGATTACCCAATCTTACCCTAGCCATTATTTAACCTCTTTCCAAAACCCTACTATATCGATAATATAACGAGTATTAGCAGGAACACCCCAACCTTTAATATCCCTAGAATTAGGTTCTAAATATATAGAGTTATTATTCGCATTAATAGAATTCTCTAATAAACGAGTCGGTATAGGAGAATTATTAGGTAATGTCGCAATGACATTACCATTACCACTAGGACTTTTTAGTTTTATATCTAAATGCAACTTACCAAATCCACTAACAGTACTATATTCTAAATACCCCCTACTACCACCAGGGTTGCTAGGTTGAGCATTACCCCATACAACGTCATAAATCTTTACCTTAGCCTCTTCAGGTTTAGGCTTCTCAGGCTCAGGAAGATTATTGTAATCTATATCAACAAATAGGTCTTTGTTTTCATCTAAAGTGAAGTTAATATTAGGCATTAAAGAACGTACTAAACTATCAGTTGTATCACCTAATACATACCCATTAATACGTTTATAGGAATCTGTTTTTCTATCGTAATAGTATAATTCTTTTTTAGCCATCTTACACCAACTTCCAAAAACCTATAATATCAAAATTATAATCACGACCAGTGAAACCTTGTGTCATGCCATAACCCATCAAAGAACGAGAACCTTTATTAACAAATACGCTACCAGTAATATCATTACTGTTAAGGAATTGCTTATCATATGTCTTTAAAGCAAGAGGAGCATTACTAGGTAAATTAGCTATAATTCGATTCATGTCAGCATCACTATTTAGATGAAAATCTAAATGCAATACACCCCAACCAGTCGCCCTATTATAAGCTAAATAACTCTCAGTATCAGCAGTCGCTGTTGCTACGCTCGTGTAAGTAACATCATAAAATACTACATCATTAGCAGAACCACCATTGCCACCACTAGATGCAGTTATCTCTTTCCATTGCTGTACATTATTTGTACCTATAGCAATATATACTTTATTACCTACTACAGCTAACTGACCTATAAAAGATGCATTTGTATTAATGTTATTCCTTACCTCAGCACTTGTAATAGGAATCGTAATATCCTTAGAACCATCAAAAGAAATCCCATTAATACTAACAGCATTACTTAACTTTTTAGCAGTATCTGCTACAGAACTACTTTGAGTCTTTAAACCTTGTAAATCTACAGTACCTACAGATGCATCATCATATGTTAATGTCAAACCATTATTACTATAGACAATCTTTGATACGTTTTTAGTAACCTCACTATCAGGAACAGTCTTAACCCAAAATAAAGGTTTATCTGCACCAGTAGGTTCAGTCTCAGATTCAGAAATTAATGCGTGAGTCTCATTGAATTTTGCTAGTCTAGCATTAATACCCTTTACATCTGATGCAACTGTAGATGCAAAAGACTCTAGATTACTAACCAATTTATCACTCATACATTAATCCCCTTACACAGAATCCCTAGCAGTTGTATACACAGACACTAAATCAACAGTAGGGTCACCAATACCCAAATTAGCACATGCTTGTTGTTTTTGTTGCGTAGATAAAGATTGTGCTTGACTATAATCAAGTTTATTAGCTACTGAAGAAGTTAATGCAGTAGTCACAGTCTTATCAGCTTTTAATGCTTCTTGTACTTCTTTAAAAGTATCCATAGTCGCATCTGCACCATTCACAAGATTTGTTACTGCTTCCCTAATCTTATCAGTTAATTCTTGTTTAGTCGCTACAGTACTTAAATCAACACTTGCTTTAATAGTACCATCTGGAGTTAATGTTATACCACTACCAGCAGTTAATTTATTTTGTTTAGTATCTAGTTTACTTTGTAAACCTGTTGTAGTAGTATAATCATTTAACTTAGTAGTTAATTTAGTATTATCTACATAATCAGATAAATCCACACTAATCTTTGTTAAACCAGTACCATTATCTTTTGTGATTGAAATTTTTCCCTCAGGAGTTAATTTATCTTGTTTAGCTTGTAGCTTAGTATCTACAGCTTGCTCAGTAATAGCACCACCTTGAGCAGTAACAATATTAGCCTTTACCTCATTAATAGCTTCAACAATAGAAGATTGATTAGTAGTAGATAAAGAACCCAATGTGCCTATTTTATCGTCTGTAGATTTGATAGATGCTTTGATACCCTTAATATCAGTACCTAACTGAGTCGCTAAACCCTGTAAATTATCTTTTAAATCAGCCATTAATTCTCACCTTTAGCTAACAAATACAAAGCTGTTAAATCAGCAATATTCTCGCCTTCTTTAACAACTACCTTATCTGCTGAAACAGATATTTCATTAGTATCTTCATTTAATAAAATACCACTTCCAGCTACTAATTTATTTTGTTTTTCCTTTAGCATATCTTTTACTTCTTCTTTAGTAACTTTTACCCTATTAGAAGTCTCTGCAGTTCCACTACCAGTGCCACCAACTTGTGATTGTATATTAACATAATCTGAGTTAATACTAACCTTACCAAAGTTGCCACTAGACTTGATTATACCCTCATTCATTCGTTAAATACCTCATCACACACTTGCTTTAACACCCTAAAAGGATAAATATGCGTACTGTATATATTGGAATCATTCAGTAGCTTATATCGAAGTTGTACATTAATAACACTAGGACTAAACATATATGTCTCTAACTCTGTTAAAGGTACATATACAAGATTCTCAGCCTTATTAATTTTCACATCCTCAAGTTTTTTCTTTAGTATAGTGATACCCTGTGCGATATAGACGATTAATCCATCTATATTTCCCACATTAATACCCCTACTCATTCTAATTTCAAGAGTAGGGGTAGTTCCCCTAAAAATTACATTTCTTTTCATGGACTACCCCCTACTTGTTGTAACACTACCTATATATAATTTTCTCTAAGATATGAATTATGAATATAAAATTAAAGATTAATCATCAATCCACAATTCTGCACCATTATTAAAACGTACTCTATCAACTGCACCAGCAGGACCACTAGCGAACTCTTTCCAACCATCTACAGCATTCAATGTGCTAACAGCAATATAAGTTTTACCATCTGCTACAGCGATTTGACCAACATAATCAGGACGAGTTGTGATATTAGTCCTTACTAATTCTGACTTCTTAACAAAAGAATCATCTACTTGTTTTTTAGAATAGATAGCTTCCCCATAATGCTTAGTAGAAAGTAACGTATACGATGCATTTCCACCATCCCATGTCTTAACTTCCTTACCAACAATTACAGTTGTAGCAGTCTTATCACCTATCTCTGAAGAACCAGAACTACCTACCTTAACAAGACTTAATGCTTTACCATCTGCAGTTAAGCCAGACAAAGGAGAATTATTAGGTAACAAAAGACGATTTACTTTCATGTTGTTAATATGAACAGAATTGAACTTATTACTAATTCCTCTAAATATATGTACTTTATGTCCTTCTAATACACTAAAGTAAATATACCCATTTTTAATATCAAAATCTTCTATCTCATAAGAACTATCAATCTCTATAATTGTTTTTGTATTCCCAAATACATCAAACTGTAAAATAGAATTGATACTAGCACACATGATATTTCCATCATAGAACATAGCACCATTATTATTGAAATCTTTTGTCAAGAAATCAACATCAAATTCCTTAATAACAGTAAAGTTAGTATCTAGAATATATACATGACGTAAACTACTAGTCCTATTTCCAGGCATGATTGAACAATAACACTTAGTGATAGGGTCATATGCAAAATTATATTTCTTAACACTAGAAGAATCAGTATGTACCCCAGTCAAAGAATATGTATTACTTAATTTAGCCATCTTCAAAGGATTAGAATTTGTATCTCCATTACATACATACAAAGTAGAAGTATCTTTGTTATATGTCATAGTATTACAATGACCTAACTTTTCTACATCACTAAATTCTACTTTACGCTTTACAGTAGATATATTATCTCCATCTAGTATATACAATATCTGATTTGTATTGTCAGAATTAACAGTAGCTAGTACAAATTCATTATTAGTAGAATTATACGCAAAACCTTGACATTGATTTACCTTATTTGTATCTAAAGCAACTGTACTTATATACTCAATGTTACTAGGTGCAGTCACAAACATGTCATCATTAGGAATAAAAGGAACTTTCGCATTAAAAGAACCCAATAAAATTACGTCCTTACACTCACCAATAAATATATTTTTAGTGAGTTTATACACACCATGACTAATAATTAATACTTTCCCCCTAGCATCATTGACACACTGCTCAAACTTAGCAGTATCATCAACAACACCATCTGCACCCATTTTATATTCTTCAGTCGCTACTATATCACTATGACCAGTCCTAAGATTAGCTAACTTAGTAGTAACAATATTATCTATTTTACTATTAATAGCCTTAGAAGATTCTTTAATCTTATCATCTACATCTTTCTCAGTTACTGTAGTAATAGCACCTAATTTACGTTTAGCCTCATCTATATAATTGTTTACAGTATTATTTAATGTAGAAGTCGCTTCAGTAATCTTAGTATTGACTGTCTGTTGAGCAGTATCAGTAATAGACTTGACTTTAGGGTCTACTTTATCATTAATCAACTTAGTAACAGATGCATCTGATAAAGTAACACCCAATCTAGCATTAATAATAGGAGTGATGACAGAATCTACACGTTTAGTAACTTCATTAGGTAAATTAGTCTCAACAATAGAACTTACACGAGTAGGAACAGTTGTTGCTAATTGTTTAGTAACCTCTGCTTCAACCTTAGTAGGTACTTTTGCATCTAACTGCTTAGTAACCTCACTAGACATCATAGCAGGACCCTGTTCCCCTACTTCTTTTTTAACAAGCGGACCGATAGAAGAACCTACATGAGAAACCACTAAACCATCTATCTCACTAGAAGATAATTGCCATATAGATTGTTGAGACCATTTCCCAGCTGATGTATCATTACCACTCTCTTTACAAAACCATAAAGTACATTTATCATCTGAATTTAAAATATCAAGATTGTAAATGATATCCCCAGCTTGCCAATTCTCCCCAGTATAAGGTCTCTTCTCAGTTCCTATAGGGTAACGATAATCATAGTATAGAAAATGTACTACATAATTCTGAAACTTATTCCTATGAACATCTACTGTTAATTTATGATATGGAGGATTCTCAGGTATAGTAAACTGACCACCACCATTAGCCTTTAGATAATTGATTACGTCTTCTATCTTCTCTTTAGTAAAGTCGTTATTTCCTGTGTATAATGACATAGGTACATTTGATAGTGATTTTAGTACATCTTCTAAAGTTAATATCTCACCACTATCAGTAGCTATCTCAACCATTTTATAAGGAATCTTATACATTCTTTACCTACCTACTATGCATCATAACCATGAATCCTCGGCCATCCCATAACACTCAATAGTCTACAATTCTCAGCATCAGCAAAAACATCACGCATTCTAGTAGAACCAAAAGTCGCACCTAATTTTAAACCCCACCAATAAGTACCTGTAGATAATTTAATAAAATTAGTGCCATTATAATATTTGTTAGCTACATTACCATAAGACATCTTACGTAATATACCTATATCAAAACTATTAAACTCTAAATACTCATGACTCTCATCACCAGTCAACACTAAGTACATCTTCTTATATTCAGATAAAGGTGCTTTTAATCTCTTTTCACCCATATCAGAACTATCAGCTATAAATTGATGCCATAAAACATCTACGTCCTCAAAATTATTAGGGTATACAGGTTGAAATTTTGTATCAGCTATAACATTTTCATTATTCCCACCACGAGTATACATCTGCCCAGAATACTGTTCAATCCACAACTGCATAGACTCTGCAGAATTATCCATAGAGCAAGGTAAGTTTATAAGTTGACCGTATCTTGTAGGCTGATTTTTAAACACATTATTACTATAATAACTAGCAAAAATACCTAATTTATTCATCTCAGCATTTGTACTAGGTAGTTGCATATTATTAGGTCTATTGTGTAACAATGACATCATATATGAACCCCTATCAGTTGTATCTAATGCAACGAGTTTATAACTACCATACTGAACTATATCTAAAGGATTACCATTAAAGGAATCTAACACAGAATTTGAAGAATATTGAAAACTACCTTCACTAATATTTAAAAAGGTTTTTCCCCTTGATGTCCTAATTAAATCACCATATCGATATATTTCCCCAATTCTCCACTCTTTAACTCCAGTAGATGATTTGACATCTTCCTTAGATGCCAATTCAAGCCAATCAGACTGATTAGCAGAGCCTAGAGCGAAACCTATCTTTTTACCTAATTTATCATATGCAAATTGACCTTCAAAGTTAGGTTTATTGTTTAAGTTGCCACTCTTATTAAAATGGTCTATTGATGCATACCCTCCATTACCATCTGATATATAACCCAACTGACCACCATATTTTTTAGATAGTCGTGTTCCAATAACCTGACCCCTTGTAGTCTTATCATACGTTGGAGTTGTTGCTACATCTTGAAAGCGAACTTCACCACCACCAGTTGACTCATTAGATGTGTTCTTAGTTGAAACACCATTAACTATAATATCACCATCTGTTGCATAATAAACAGTCTTTACGGAATCATCAACAGTCATAGTATTTACAACACTAACTATTGAGCCTTCTGCAGAACGAATGCCAAATCTAGCCTTCCCATTTAAAGTACATGAATCTAACTTTACTTTAGAAGAAAAGGAATCAACGTGAATAGTATTAAAATTATTATTACTCTTCTCTTTATTTACAATTTCATTATTAGAAATTGTAAAATTACACTTAATGAAATTAACAGTAGAATTTGTAATTAATGCACTTCCATATGAACCTAAACTACTAACTACATCTGAGGTATACATATCACCATCTTTAAAAGTAATATTCTCAAATATAACAAAATCACTGTTAGAAACATAAACAGTAGGTAAAGTAGCAGAACTGTTCCCTGTATTAACAAACCTAACCCTACCTCTTAAACCCAAGAAAAGTAAATTTATCATTTTTAAGGTGTTAATATTAGCGAAGTTGTAATTATTTACACCCTTTGTATAATCACCAGGAGCAATATTAACATGAATCTCTTTCATATAGTTCATATGAGCCATGCGAACTGCATCCTCTAAATATTTAAAAGGCTTATCTTTATCTCCAGTACTTTCATTACCACTATAATTGCAATCAACAAAAATATGACCACCAGACTCACCAGATAAAAAAGCACAATTATCAGGATGACCAATAACTATATTTTTATTATACTCTATATCCCAATACAAAGAACTATATGTGATATGTATATCTTCTGACTGATTCGCTAAAAAATACACATTAGAACCCATATCAAATAAATAAGATTGATAATTAAACATCGGAGTAGAAGAAGATAATTGATATTTATTAGCAGTAATAACTGCATCTCTAGGGTTTAATTTCCTAAAAGATAATGGCATAGATGCCATTGAATGATGATTAGATTTTAATAAATCAATGTTTGACGGTAGAATATATAAATACTCCTTCATAACTTCCTTATCACCATCACCCTGTGCTAAGAAGTTCCTACCAATATATGAAACTAATAAACATATTGAAGTATTATTATAATTACCATTTACCCAACTTGAATTATGCTTTGCAATAGCTGTATCATCATTATTATGAAACATTAATTTAGCACCATGAAAATCCACAACTCCACTAGGTGCTGTCTCAAAAGGAATATTCTTCTGACCTGATGCTGTCTTATGCTCATCATATACTCTTTTTAAATCAGAGAAAGACATCCCATAAATACCACTAATGCCACTCGGATATTTAGTTACGTCTTGTACATAAACTTTCTCAACTAATCCTTCTTTAATAAGCCTAATTGCATTCCCATAATGGTCTTCATGCCAATGTGTTATTAATAAAAACTCAAACTTAGTAATTTTATTAGCTGACATAGCACGTTTAATTGAGTAATAACCACCATCCCCAACAGACTTAGAGAATGTATCAATCATAAACCAATGTTTTTTATCAATCCCAACAAATGTACACTCACCTACATCATTAACACTAGTATCGTCACCATCTTGCTTAGAACCATACATTGGATATACAATATCCAAACTTTTTTCTCTAGACAACTCATCTAAATTTTCTTTGATAGAATTTACTAACTCTTTAAGACTATCCAGGTTTAAAGTAGCTAATACATACTCACTGCTACTAATTAAGTCTTTAAGTTTTATATCTAATGCTTTAACACCTTCGCTAACTTTTTCATATTCACTTTTTAACCTTGTTAAATCATTTACAAGACTTGTAGTGCTACTGTTAGTATATAGTGAATGTGTTTGTTGTAACGCAGAATATAACTCTACCAACCTAGATTCAAGACTCCTAGCAGAATCATATTGTTCTTTAGCATTTCTAACTACTATGTCAATATCATGTAAATATTGATGTAAATCTTCTTTAATTACATTAGATTTAATAGTAACAATGCGTAAATCATCTGTTGCTTTTCTATCAAATAATAACTCAATTTCAGTAGAGGAATTTTCTCTATAATCCCTATCTTTCCATTGCAACACACCATTAAAGTAAACAAATACTTGATTACTATTATATGGTATATCTAGTGTAATGATTTTATCATCACTACCACTAACATTATCTACTTGATATTTATCTCCTAGAGAAAGTACGATATCACGAAGAATATTAAACTGTTCATCATAAATCTTCCATATCTCTCTAAAGGAGTATCCATTTCCATCTATCTTTTTAAAAGGCTTAATTTCCACTAAATATTACCCCTCTTAACCCTTTAATTCATTAATAGCACCAGTAACTGTCTTACTTGTTGTCTTTAATGAATCACTACCTATTAACTTATCTAACCTATCTACTGTACGTGATAACGTAGTTACAGTAGTAGATAATGTATTTACAAAATCAGATATAGACTCCAAAGCTACAATACTTTTATCAAGTCGATTTACAGCATCAATAATATTTTTTGAACTACGTACTGTAATATCACCACTACCTAATACATCTTTAACTGCTTTTACTTCTTCTTTAGTAGCAACTTTAGATACACTAGAGAAAGAACCATCCCTATTTACCTCAAATACAACACCCATAGTATGGTTAATCCGTGTATCAGCTGAAACAATTTGAGTCTCTACTTGTTGTAACCTATCAGGTATAGGTACAATGTTCATACTCGCTAAGTCTTTTATTTCTGTATATGTCTGACCAAAACATGCTCTTGTTAAATAATTTGATACCTTTTCTAATAACTTAACATCTATAGCACTTGCAACACCTTGTGTACTAGCTAATTCTTTTAAGTAACTAGATGTCAAAGATTTAACTAAATCCCCAGCAATATTATTGAAATCACTCTTCAAAATAAATAGCGTATTGCTTTCTGTTTTAGTGTATACGTCTTCATCTGACTTTGACTTATTAATAAACGTAATGGGATTGTCCTTTAGAACACCCTTCATTATTTCAGCAATCACTCGTATCTTATCAATAGAGTACTTTCCGAAGATGTCAGGACCCCATAGTTCCTCACCATCTTTTGACTCAATTCTTGTAGACATATCTATATAGCTTCTCCCATAATGCTATGTGCTATCCTAGAAAAGTATTGATGATTAAAAATATAATCCCCCACATCCCTCAAGAAACAAAAAGCATCATTATCTCTACCCTCTAATTTAAAATGCTTAACACCATTATCAATCAATAAATTAATCTCAGAATCAGACATTGAAACACCTAATAAAGGAAACTTCTGTCTTACACTTAGACACCATGTATTGATAGTATCTAGTTTATCTTCTTCTAGAGAATAATCACCACCACTTAACATCTTCTTACTCAAATCAACTTGAGCCTTATAATGCTCACCAGCTTTAGGACAATCAGGGAAACATCTGTGATTAGTTATGAACTCAACCCTATCAATATGCTTTAACCCATGAATTATTTTAGCATCACACCACTTATTAGGATTCACTACTAAAATATCAAATAAATCAAATAACCTATTATAATATTCTACAGTATCATTCCCTAAACCAACTTCTACAGATGGCTTAACTTGTGAAGAAATTAATTCTAAAGAATTATAGGTATTATAAATATATTCCCCTAATAACTCAGAGGTTAAAATAATACCATTCATTCTAACACCATATTTTTGATTGTTTTCTTCTAAGTGTTGCATGAGTTGATTTGAAACACTATCTTTTAATTCATCTTTTGTTACATACATTGAAGAGAATGTTAAACGACAACCAACCCCTAATTGATTATATCTATCAATCAATTTGAAAGCATTTTCCATAGTCGCATCTCTAGGAGTTACCCTACCACCAACTAATACAGTCGGTATAGTCCCAAATACATATTTTATAGGATTAACTAAACCTAACTCTTTCATGACTATAAATAGTTTTTGTATGTAATCATCATGTGCGTATAAAGCACCGATATTCCAGTCAATGGAATCTGAATTATATTGTTTTAAAACACCCATTTATTTGTCCTCTTTTGTACTTTTTAATTCTTCTCGTAATGTATTAAGTTCGCTAGATAAAGACTCTATTAAACTCATTGCTTTATTTAAAGTCGCAGTTGTTTCAGCTAAACTCTCTTTAGTATCTTCTAAATCTTTTTTAGCATCACTTAATGCAACCCTTGCATCATAATTCTTCTGTTCTTCCTCAGTTTTTCTAAACATTGTACAGAACATATTTTGCACTCTTTCAGGCATATATTCCCCCAAAATTATCTGATGTAATAAAAAGATAGAGATGTGTAATACACACATCTCTATGCTATCAATACTATATATAGTTAGAAACTTGTACTAAAAATATAGATTAAGTCCTATATTCTTTTTCCTTAAAGATACAAGCAAGCTTCTTAACCCTAGGACGATTAAATGCCTGTGTAGTATTTAAGTCAATCCTAATTTTAAAGAACTTAGAACCCCTAGACTGATTGTTAGTAACCATACTATCAATCTTATTGATATTCCAAGTATATTGCTTGAACTCTTCATCTACATTCGTAATAGAGTCTAGAGATACCCTTTTTACTGTTGTACCACCAATATTAACAGTCGTATTATCAGTAGCAAGTTTTACCCAATCTCCATCTTCTTTATCCATGTAGAATACTTCCATTGATGTATTTTGAGGTAAAGCGGCTTGATAACTAATCTTCAACGCTTGATAAGGATTAGCGAAGTTAGTCTCATCTATAGACTTAGAAATATAAGTAGATTGTTTACTATCTAAGAATGTCCTTAATGCAACCCTATCCCTAGCAATAAATGGTGATGTACTGAAATCAGTTGTAATCTCAGCCTTCAAATCAATATTCCTAGCATAAGATTGTAAATCCCTAAATACTAATGTATCAATACTTAACCAATCAGATGGAACTTCTCCAACACCAGTCTTAGTGAAACGATAGAACCATTTCAAACCAGTACGATTAGAAGATACCTTCTTACTATCACTATCGCTATCTACTTCATAACTTGCATCTAACATAATACCAGTAATATCAGATAAAGGAACATTATTAAAGATAATTTCCCCATTGCCTGTATATTGAGTACGATACAAGTTAAACATTAAATCAGTACCTTGATGTGCTGTCCAAGTACTAGAGTTAGAAGAACTGAACAGTACACCAGTAGCATAAGGGTTAACTACTAATTGCTCGTTTTTACCTAACAATTTATCACCCATATTAGCTACATACATTTCATAATCGTTACTATCAGATAACACTACGAAACAGTAATATTGTTTAGCATAACAATATACAGGTTGATTTAATACAACTTCTGTAGCAACAGGAACATTCGCATCTGTAGGAATCTTAACATCCTTAGGGTCAATGACTACCTCAGCATATACTTTCTCACCAGGATACCCATTTACCATATTACGTACTTGCAATACAGCAGGACGTGTAGCAGATTTTTTAGCAAAATACAAATCTAACTTAACTAAGTTCCTATCATACACATTATCCATAATGAAAGATTGAGCCAATGGGTCATTAGCATACAAATTATCAATTTCAACTAATACTTTATAATGTTGTGTAATAGTAGTTGTATTTGTTACAGTAGTAGTTAGAATTGTACCATTAGCAGTATAGTTAGCAGTACCAGTATGAACCTCACCACCAGAATTAGTAGCTTGCATTTGGAAAGCTACTGTACCACAAGGAGTCTTATCAGGAACAGTAAATTTACATGTTACAGTGCCATTACCATCTGCATTAACTGTAGTATATGTTTTACCTTCAACAGCATAATTTGTACCAGCAGTACTATTACCAGTTGGAACTAAACTAATTGGTCTCCCATTAAATAAACCCCTAATATTACGAGCATTAGCACCAAATGCAAAACCTTTAACATTTACATCTTTTACACGCATGTATTCATAGATAGATTTAGCAACTGACTCAGATGTACTATTAGAAACAGTAGTATCACCTTTTGTAGTTGTTTCTTTTCTTTCAGTACGCAAGAAATCACGTAAATTTTTAGTCGCATTTCTAGACCAATAACCATGACTATATACATTAGTTGTAGTATCATATTTAACATCTTCAACAGTATTAAAGACATTAATTTTATTTGTGTTTACCCAGTTATCAATAGCAGGGTCTAACTCAACTTTACATAGCGGACCGTAACTAGCATAAGGATTGACATTCATCGTACCAGTAGCCATTTGTTGACTCACTGTTAATACATTCTTATAAGGTGCGGCGATGATATTGCCAAATGTAGCATAACTATCACTAGACCTATCATCAATAGATAAATCAACACTACCAATAGTAGCAGAAGTAGTTAACTCACCTCTATCATAATCAATACATGCAGTATATGCTAATCGCCTACCAGTATCAGTATATGTTAAGTCAGATTTATTGATATTTTCAAAACCATCTGTAAAATAGCCTGATAGACTAGATAAATCTTCCCCATTCTCAATACTACGTTCCATATCAAGAGATGCAATGCTATCTTCTAATTTATTGATACGTCTCATCATAACTAACAAATTATCTTGTGTCAACCTAACACCATCATAATTTGTTACACTAGATAATTTAGTGCCATTAGCATTATTACCTAAAGCATCCGTAGGATAAATATCTACATAACCCAATTCAAGATAAGCTGAAGAACCATTATAAGGTATGATTAAATCAGAAACCCTATCAGGAGTACCTTCAATTACGCTTAAATAACCACTACTATCAAGAAGAATTAAATCTCTCCTTGCAAGAGTGAAGTTATATGTAAAATACATTAAAGAGTTTTCAGTTGGTTTATTACCATTATCTAGTAATACAATATAAGAACCATCAACTGTATTTTCAACCCTAAAATCAGTACCTTCCCTCATAGAGTAGTTAAAAATATAATCTACATAATACGTAGTACCTTGTACAGGCTCAGTAGCACCATCGCCTGTCAAAGACCAATCGACTTGGTCAGAATATAAAGAATAATCCCTACCACTTACATAAGTAGTCTCTTTATTATTTTGAGCATTCTTTGTATATACACTAACAATACTTTGTACAGGAGTATTATTTAAAGCTTCTTGACCACCTTTAACATTACCCCTAAATTTACGCTCACCAGTAACAAGAACACTAGCTGTAAAGTTCTGAATACTAGCTACAGGAGAATTTGATAATTTATATTTACGTACTGAAGATTTGAAGTAATGAGTCTCACTTGTAACAATACGAGTAGATTTAGATTTATTCAACAAAATACTACTCATAGCAGGCTTAGTTACATCATAACCACGAATATAAGCCTTACCAGCACTTACATATAAACGAATCTTATCTCCTTCATCCTCAGTTACTGATTGAAGATTCAACCCATCTACTTTATAGTTACCATTTTCATCATATGTACGTTTTGCTAATACATCATTTAAAATAGAATAATTATCTGTTTTAGCTTCTTTAACAACTACACCATCATTTAAGTTATATACTACAGCAGAATAATCACCTAAAGCACTATTATCACTAATAATAGAAAATGATACTACTTGCTTTAAACGATTAGCACCTACTTGATTATAGTTTTCAGCATTTTGAGCAGGGTCACGTAAAGAACTATCTTGTGTAGCGGTAACAACACTTGTAACTAATGTAGCTACTACTTTTTCTTTACCTACACCTGTAATTGATAATCTTACTTCTTCTGTATTCCGAATTAAACCACCTAAGTAAATTCGACCACTTCCAATAGTGATGTAATTATTAGCTATATTTACTTCGCAACCACTAATAACAAAACCATCTTTATATAAGGAATCGCCAATCCTAGATAAATAATCTTCTTGAATAGACTGTATCTCATTAAACTCAGATGCCTGTTCTGCCCTACCAGGAATAGCTAATACTCTTGTATAACCAGCCTTACGATGGTCTGATTTTATATCATCATACCTATCATAATAAGGACTTTGTGAAACAATACTCATCCGTATCTCCCATCAAAACTAAAACTCTAGAATAATTTTTAACTTTTCCCTAACATCACTATCACGATATACAGGCTTCCTAAAGTCAATAACTTCTAACAACCCTTTATCAGTTACTTGATTAGGTAATAGATTATATACATTACCTTGTACTGAAGATGACTTCTTTAAACCAGTATAGATGCCTACTTGACGATAAGGCTTATCAGTCGGCAATTCATCATAAGACAACTCAGTGGAAATATATACCCACCTAGCACCTTCTGTAACAGCATCTGTAGGTGAAACAATTCGCCAATTTACACCACGATATTCCAATGAACCATTATCATCTTGAACTACCATTGCTTTAAATTCAGCTTTTTTAAAGCCTACAATTTCTTTCATATCATCTGTATTCTTTGGAACAGGAGGATTATTTTCATAATCCCTAGATGCATCAAAATTATCTATATCACTAGCACTCCACGGTGTAGATTTACCAATAGCAAAATAAATATCTTCCTTATTGTAAAAATCTAATGCCCTAGAAACATGTGCTTTTAACGTACAAATAGCCAAATTAATGTTCCCCCATTAAATATTATTAAATAAAACTATACTATACTATTATATATTAATCAATTCACAACTATAAGATACTACGGAATAATGTATGCGTGAACTCTAATTTATCTGCCCATTTCTTATCAGTATTAATCTCTACACCATGAGAATAAAAAGCATCACGATATTCCCACTCATGTAAATCAGCTACATCATCAACAGAATATAAAGAATCACTAGGTAAAATAGGCTCTGCATGTACAAAAGCATCAATTACACCATCTTCGATACCACTCATCTTACCATTGCCAGAACGATTAGAAGAGTTTTCACTTCTAACAGCAGTCAACCTAACTTCTCTATGAACATCTAAATCAATGTTATTATTGTAGATAGAACTTATATCCCTATGAATTGCATCGATACCCTTGTTATTATAAGTATCTAAGTATTCACCAGTGCTAGATTTTTTATAACTACTATCTGTTAAACTATTATTACCATTAACAGAAAACTTCTTAGACATATGTGAAATAGGAAGAGTCGAGCAAGCCATATTCATTATGTAGTCATTATTTGTAATAGTAGTTAAATGCCCACTATGATATTTCTTACCCCTAACCTGACTATGTATTAGTATATCCCATAGTTCTTCCATATCAACAAGCATATCAACTTCATATGTGAAATCAATATCTGTATCTCTATCATATGGTGGAACTTCTTCGCTTTTATTCTTAGGATATACCCTCATCCTCTTATAGAATGATAATTCATTATAAGAACCTATTTCTAATTTATCAATCCCATCATTAGGAAAGAATGAAGATTCTACTTGAAATATATACTTCCTACCAGCAGGCGTTACATCGTAAATTCGTCTCTTAACAGTCTTAGTTAGATTTGGTACAGAAAGTAAAATAACACCTGGCATATAAGTTCTGCCATCTTGAAATACATGTGTACTAGAGAACTTAGACACACTATGTCTAAAAATCTTATCTCTAGGTAATTCAAACGTAGCAATCTGCGTAGGTGTATAGTAGTTAGGAATCCATAGGTCACCACCAACCCATCCTACATTATCACCCCATGTTGCGGCGTCAATGATAGATTTCTTAGAACCCCTTTGCTCCCATATATCAAACATACGCATAGAGAGTTCCCTATTGAAATCATTTTTTGCTAAGTGCTGATACGTATAGTTATTATAAGCACCCAATGCTTGAAGAAACTTCATAGGAACACTATCATTATTAATTAATTTAGGGAAATTCCGTATATTTTCTTCATTAATATCAAACTGTTGTATCAATAAGTAGAAAAATACTAAGAAATCATCGTTCTCACGATATTTTTCAGGTATTAATGTCATGTATCGACTGTTTCGTATTCTATCAACTAACTTCATACATAACCCCTACCTATAACTCTTCTACTACCCTTACAGATATTTTATTTAACCTCGGAAATTGAATATTGCCTACTTCTATATCTTTACTAGGTGTACGCACAACTACGTCTTTAATATAAGGAGAATAAGCCTTGATTCTTGAAGTCATAAGAGAATAGGATATATTCTCACCAAAAGACATGTTCTCTGCACGATACGTAGTATTTAAGAATGAAATTATTTCAGTCCGTAATCGTTCTTTAGCAGTCTCATTATCAACAGAAAGCACTACGTCTACATCAATATTAAAATCAACTGACTCTACTTCTAGTACTTGTACAGTTACATCTGCTATCGCCTTAGACATTAACTCTTTCTTTAACTTCTCACGAGTTAATTCCCCTAAAGATTCACCTAATGTATTAACTGCCCACACTTTAACAACATAAGGCTCATTTACATAATCAGAGTACTTCCAATCTTTTACAACAGCTTGGAACACATAAGACTGTTCATACACTGCAGTCTCAAAATCCTCTAATGTAATATACCTACCCATAGTTACAGCATTACGTCTAGCCAATACTTTCATATTCTGTAAATCAGCACTACTGGGAGAATCAGATGCATCATAAGACTTTGTAGTATTATAAATACGTTGTACATCCTGTAAATTCATATTAATAGTATCAATCGTATCCATACCTATGATACCATTAATTCCATTTGTAGTCACAAAGTTAATATCTAAACTTTCCCCATCTTCTACTAATTGTAGAAAGTTTACAGACATTAATACATATACTTGACCATCACTATCTACATGAACAGAATACCATCTGCCACCTTCATATTTTAGTAACGCATCATCACACTCTTTCCAAATGTTACCATGTTGTACAATTTCAACAGAACCATCTGAAACATTTTTATACCCTAGATAAATACGTCTCGATACATCACCATCAACATTTTTATTAGAGTTTAAATCATCCTTTGACCATGAAACAGTTCTAGCAATACCTTCCATAACAGGAATATCTATATAATCAAAAGAACCACTCTTTGTAATTGTCTCTTTTGCAACAAAGTTTACTACACTTGAATTGATACTACTTGTAAAAGAGGTATATTTAGGAATTGTTATTTCCCTATTGTCATTATTAACAAATACAATCCTAACCTTACACTCTGATGACTTAGCTAAGGGAATCCGATAGTTCATAGAACGTAATAACGCTCTAACATTCTTATCTTGAACTGCAGTATCTAAATACGTCTCAAAAGCCTGTGTATCCAAGTAAAAGTTTTGCATATCTTGAACACCAGCCATCAATTCAATAAGTGTAATACCTAAGTCAGACTCATTAAAATCTGTCCACTTATCTGTCAACTTTGGTATAGTATTTATTAACTCTTTACGTATACTAACAATATCCCTATTTGTATATGATAAGCTATTATTACTACTAGCCAATCCTTACCTCCTTTCTAGTACGATGTAGTACTTACAGCACCACCTAATTCATACATATCTACACCATCAATAGACTTATTGAAAGGGTATACATATGAACCCATAATATTACTATTAGCTATGCGATATGTTATATGTATTGGTACTGTATTTGAATCTTCCCAATTACTACCTAAACTAACATCTTCTACAACGATTCTTTTCTCCCAATTACCTAAAGCTTCTTTTATGTAAATTGAAATTAAATCATGTGCAACAAATCTATTTTGCTCAAAAATAACTAAATGTAACCTACTACCAAATTCAGGGAGAAAAAATCTTTCACCAACTCTAGTAGATAATATAGTGTAGATACTTTCATTAATCTTATCCTCACCACTTATTACATTCGTTATTCCCTTACCATCTCTAAAGTTTTGCTTAAATGTCTT